TCAAAGGTGGTAATGATGGATTGAACTCTCTTCGTAGAGAGTCTATGTTTGTTCAAATGTTAGAGGGTCTTCATCCTAAAGAGTCAGAAATTATTTGTCTCGTAAAAGATAAAGAACTTACTAAAAAATATAAAGTTACTTTTGAACAAGTGAAGGAAGCATATCCTGATATAGTATGGGGTGATCGTACATGACAACCAAAACTGAGGAGAAGAAACAGGAACTAGAAAGAAATGCTAAGTTCGATCCTGCTGATTACTCTTGTGAAATTCTTTTAGAGAAAACCACAATGGATAAAGCAAAGGATCCCAAATATCCGAGTGATGCTTTTTATGTTCAATATAATAAAGATGGTAAAACTCTTTTAGATTTAACTCGATCTTCTAAGATGGTTAATATTTTTGATTTATACTGTGATCGTTATGGTAAGAATGCTGTTCAAAGTATTCAGTATGGCCATGGATCTATAAATCCAAACATGTGGGGTTATCAAACCAAAGAAAAAAAACCAAAGAGAAAAAGATGAAAGATGAAGAACTCAGGAAACAAATAAACGAACTCATTCGAGATGAAATTCAAGATGTAATTAATGATTATGTTGATGATAAAGAAGAGAGTAGTAAAGGTGGCTTGGGTTTTGTCAATAATGAAGATGATAAGTTAACTGTTAACGTAAGTAACGATGAAGTCGATAGACTTATCAAAGAATATAAAAAGATAAAGAAGAACCAAAAATCTAATTTCTCACAGATAAAAAAACTTGGTTTAGTTGATAAACACGGAAACCCATTAAATGTTAAGCACTAATTACCGTAATCGAATAGTCGATATCTGTTGCCGAATGATGTCAACAGATGGAGAAGTTCCTCTAGATGATAGAATCTGGATGAATAAATTATGTGAAAAGAATTTACACGCAAGGGAATTAGCAGGAGCATTACTTTGCCCTGATAAACTAGGGTAAACCCTATAAATTAGGGTAAACTGTAACACATGTTACACAACTGCTTGCCTATATAGGCTGAATGTGTTAATATAAACACATCGTTCATCCTATGATAGAATTTGCACTACTAGCATCACTCCTCGCTGATCATAACGCTTCCCATTGGGAGATGTCATGTGCAGAGTGGAATAATAATAGGATTGAGATACTCAGTGATGTGAATCTCATACCTGATGCAAAGGAGTACCTTATAGATTACTTCCGAACGAAAGTGCCGGATGATAATTGTCAAACATTCATCATAGGACGCAAGTAAGCCGACTCGGAACGGGTTCGTTCATCTCCTACGGGAGACGCAAAAGCCGACTGAAGGAACGGATCTTAAAACGTCCAATTACTTTAGGAGAAACCAAATGGCACAGGTCACATACAGAGGTGTTAAGTATGACACCGATAGAAACAAGACACAGCAAACTAGCAAGGTCGATCTAACTTACCGTGGTGTAAGAGTAGAAAAAGAACTTACAAGTGTTAAATGATTGAAACTCTTGAGATATGTTTAGCATCTGCTATCTTTCTCACAATCATAACTGCTGAAGTTAAGTTTCTATATGGAAAATAAAACAGAGGGGGTTTACACCCCTCTTTTTTTATACTATAATTACAAAAAACATTTCATGGACAAAGGAAAGTTAAAGGAAATCATCACTAGTTTAAAACTAATTGTTGAATCTTTAGAGTCTGAAGTTATGTCTGACACAGAATCTTATCTATCACATGATTC